CCCCTCTGGCGGGTTTGGCCGGTACTCTGTAACCATTGTCAAAACCAACAACTCCAGCGACAGCAACAGCCTGCAGATCGCCGAAATTCACTCTGTGCGAATTCTGCAGAACCAGGTACATGCTGAAGATACTCTCGTCCGTGTCACGGTACAGGCAACGGAGCAGGCCACTGGCGTTCGTGACAGGAAATACAATGCGCTGGTTAAGCGTCACACCATCAGCTACGACCCGGCGACGAGGTCGGTGGATTATACACTGCGTCCTTCGCGCAATTTCGCTGATGCTGTCGCGCATACATGGCTGGTGATGGGAGAGCAGCCCGAGGCAACGATTGACCTTTATGAGCTCTATCGAATCGCAGGTAACCTCACCCCGGCTGAACTCGGCTACTTCGACTACACCTTTGACGATGAAGATGTCTCGCTCGGCGCACGCGTAGAGATGATCTGCAACGCCGCCCGCGTTATTGCCTTCTGGGATAACGGCGTTCTAACTTTCAGTCGTGACGAGAAGCGCACCACGGCAGCAGCGCTCTTCAACCGGTCAAATAAGAAGGGAGAAGAGTTCAGGCTCACATATGACATGCGTATGCCGGGCCAGTATGACGGTGTTGAGGTGGAGTATGTCAGCCCGCTAACCAATAAAAAGACCTACCTCCGTTACCGCATTACAGCAGCTGGCATCGTTGAAGATGCAGCGCAGACGCCACTGAAGGTAACGCTAAACGGGTGCAGAAATGAGGCTCAGGCGAGTGACAGGGCTCTTCTGGAGGTGCGTAAGTTGCTTTTCTCCCGCCTGCGGATGTCCGGAAAGGTGCTCGCCGACGGGGACTATGTTTATCCTGGCGACATGATCATCTTCACCGATACTTATGATATCAACCAGCAGGACGGCTACATTGTCGCCCGCGACGGTAATAACTTCGATACCAGTGAGCGGATCACCTTTGAAGGTGTAATGTGGGTGGTTATCACCGACTCGCTGGGTAACACTACTGCGCGATATCGGGCTTACCCACGTTCAGATACCGACTTCGGTTTTTCTGCATCCATACCAGCCATTCAGCTCAATATCTTTGATGGTTATACGGTGCAGTCTCCGTCCCGGTATGTAATAGCCACCCAGGCAGAACTCGACTCCACTCAATGGACGATAGCCGAGAAAAAACCCAACTCAGACGGAACTACCTCCCTGACGCTGACTGAATACAGCGATCTGATTTACCCGTAAGTGTTTCCTCCAACCATCCAACCCGGCCAATGAGCCGGGTTTTTTTACGGAAAAAATATGGCTACCACACCGACAAACCTGCCAGTTCCGAGTGAGACCCCGCGTGACCTGAAATTTAACGCCGGTAAAATTGACGAGTTCGTTACGTCTCTCGTTAACACCTACATCGATCGCTTTGGCAATGAGCACTACACCATAGAGGGCCTACGCTGGCTGGCGCAGCAAGCAATTTCTGAGTATGGATGGGTACTGATTGACTCTTTCCAGGACGGTGCCGATATAACCCTTCCCAATCAGGCATTGCGTGACGAGGATACAGGCGAATATTACCGGTGGGACGGGGCTCTGCCAAAACACGTCGATGCCGGCTCTAATCCATCCTCCTCTGGTGGGATTGGTGTGGGGGCATGGATCGGTATCGGCGATGCAAGCCTGCGTGCAATGCTGGCTACTTCCTCTGGTGCTTCGATGGTTGGCGCAAAGAATCAAGATGGCACTGCATCAAATGTGCAGGATGTACTTAATAGTCATGGGCAGCGCATTTCAGTGCGTGAGCAGCAAATTGATCGAACAGGTCACGTTACTGACCTCTCACGTGAAGGAACCGCGGCAAAATTCTCGCAACGTTATCGCGTGCCCCATCGACTTGTGAACAAAACAGTACCGCAGGATGCGACCAAAAAATATGACCATTTTGGCATCATGGACACAAAACCGGATGGAACGATTTATCAAATGTTCCGCAGGGCTAGTACCCATACTGATGAGGGTCGAACTGTCTATATTGAGATGCAAAAGAACGGCGTATGGTCACAACCTATTACAGTAGCGTCAGAATCAGGGGTAGACTGTAGAGGCGCCTCAGGAGGTACAGCACCAGATGGAGCAATTTACTGTGCTGGCGCAAAAATGGTGCCCAACCCAGACCCTGCTAACATCTCAAATGTATTTCTTTCGGCATTTATCTATAAATCAGAAGACTATGGAAAGTCATGGCGTCAAGTTGCAAATATTCCTTCTTCCGTAAACGGAACTATTCCTTATGGGAAGCTGCAAGCGATAGGGGATAAACTAGTTATTCCATACTACAAAAAGGACTCCTCAAATTATAATACTCTAGCGCTTCTGACTTCTAACGATAACGGTGAGACATGGTTTGAAGGTGCAATAATAAGCTCCGGGGTTGATTATAATGAGGCCGCAGTATTGAACTGTGGTGACGGTGTGGTTATTTGCGTTTCAAGAATGGGAAGCGGCACTGTTGCGGCAGACGGCACTAATCGTTTCCGTCAATTCCTTTCTGGTGATGGCGGTCTTACCTGGACAGATCAAGGATATGTTATTGGGCCGGATGCGGCTGAAGAGATCGGCTGGCAAATTGTCTCGCCTTCACTTGAACTATGCTATAGCTCAGGTGGAACTCCATACGTCGTGCTTTCATATACTTGTCGTGTTGGCAGTGTGCGGTACAGAACGGCACAGTTGTATGACATTACATCCGGACTATCTAATCGCTGGAGTATATTTAAGCCCATTCTTTCTCTGACAGGGACGAAGGAAAGTGGATATCAGAGCACATTTATTTCTGATAATGTTATTTACGGAAATATTTACAGAACAACAGTCGAACATCAAATATCGATATCAACGCAGTTTCAGGTTCCGCTTGGTGATCTTCCTGATTATGATAGTGGCTGGTTCGCAGTTACAGCGCTGACCAACGACTCAAAGAATCATGGGTTGCTTACAGTGCCATCGCTAACCGTTATACAATTTAGCCCTGATTCTATTGGTAAAACAGGTGTATATCCGACTGATAACACGCTCTATTATGACGGAACAACTACCGTAGGCGCAGGGATTGCCTGGCAGGTTAACCAGTCAGGATATACTATCAGGCCGGGTAAATTTATGTATTACCAAGGTGTTTTTGGGACTGGCGGTTTAAATCCTACAAGTGGATATATTAGGATTCTCGCGTGGAAATAGTAAAATCGGCGCACAATGTGCGCCTTTTTTTGCTACTTATTTAGGAGTTTACATCCATAGAATCTGGAACCATTTATAGGGTTATAAAAGAACCATACATCTCTATTATTAACATACTTATAGCTTGAGTTTGTTTTGTACATAAATATCTTAACTCCATTTTTGCACTCTTCTTGCCCAATATTGTTAAGTATTGTGTATTCACGTTGATTAGCCTGAAATGCTAAGCCATTGTATGTTGAATACGCTGTTGAAAGTTGTGACAGAGAAAGAAAGCCAAATGCTGCGGTAGCAATTATGCCATTTTTGTATTTTGTATAGATGTCGTTAGCAGCGTGAACTACTACTGCGATCATTACACACCATGCGTAAAGAAAGGCGCGAGCTTCAGTGTAGGGAGAAAGACACATTGATCCAACCACAAGCACGCTAGAGAAAATAAGGCACGCCACTCTCTTGCTAAGCGCTTTTGTGAAAAAAAGATAACCTAAAGCAGCTAAAGCCAGAAAGAACAAAACTGAAGATGTAGAAAAGAAAACCTTAATAACGTCAGTAGCCCGCACCATGAAGTAGTCAACTGACATATCAGGGACATGGTACATAGCCTTGTAATGCGCAGAGCGGATAGCTGTTGAGGGTGAAAGCATCAACACAAGCCATCCAGCAAGAATTGCGATGACTGGAATGATTGTCGACTTAAAGCTTACTTCTCTGAGCGCTAATAATGAAAATGCAAGGATGATTATGGCAACAGGAGTATTTTCAAATGACATACCTGCCAGAAAGCAAATAACAACATGTAATAGAATATACAGTTTGCTTTTGTTAACCACTTGCCTTGCGTGCTCTGAGATAAACGGAATTATTGCACACATAGTCAAGGTTATCGTTTGTAAGTAACCTGCATTTGCTGTCTTCCAGAAAAAAACCTCAAAACCTGGCATCAAAAAAAACACAAAGCATGAACAAATAAAGAATCTATCAAGCTTATTTAATTTCGAATCTATCATATTTGACAGTGCGAAAATAAGTAAAATTATGCACAGAAGAGAAGTTGCAGCCATGAAAGCAGATGGCATGCTTAAAGAAAATATGGCAACCTGTTCACCAAGCCTCGCGTTCCATCGAGTCATCTGAAACTCTGATCGCTCAATTGCCCAGTGCATTCTTTCTAAGATGGTTTCATTTGTGAATCTTTTTGTAAGCCCAAAATCCTCACCCATCATAGGTGATACAGAAAAAACCATCACATATAAGAAAATGCACGACGATCCGAAAAGATAGACAATTCCTTTAGTATTCATTTTATTTAACCTTCTTAAGGATATATCTTGGGCGACCTTTGGTCTCCACGTATATCCTTCCTATATATTCCCCAAGAACACCTATGCCAATTAATTGCACTCCGCCGAGGAAAAGAATTGATACCAATATTGATGGATAACCGCGCACAGGATTTCCAAAAGCCAGCGTGTCGATAATCATCCATGCGCCATACAGGAATGAGAGCCCAGCCACAGCCAGGCCAATATAAGTCCACATCCGCAATGGGAACGTGGAGAAGCTTGTAATACCTTCAAGGGCCAGATTCCACAGCTTCCAGCCGTTGAACTTTGAATCTCCAGCCACTCGCTCTGCACGCGCGTATTCAACAACGTCAGTGCGCCCGCCAACCCAGCTAAGCACCCCTTTCATAAACAGGTTACGCTCTGGCATCTGCCGGATATTTTCCACCACCTCACGCGACATCAGCCGAAAATCCCCGACGTTTTCTTCAATCTGCGGGTTACTGATTTTGTTATGGAGTTTATAAAACCACTCAGCAGATTTGCGCTTCATCCTGCCGTCGGTAGAGCGATCGGTGCGCTTTGCCAGCACCATATCCGCACCATCTTGCCATTTGCGGATGAGGTGGGGGATGACTTCAATTGGGTCTTGCAGATCGACATCTATAGGGATAATTGCATCACCGGTCGCATGGTCCAGGCCGGCAAAAAGTGCAGGTTCTTTACCGAAGTTTCTGGTGAAGGAAAGTAGCACAACAAGCGGGTCGGTCAGAGCGATCCAGGTTATAACGGCTTCTGTCGCATCTTTGCTGCCGTCATTGATGAATACGATCTCGACCTCATGCTGCTGAAGCTCTTCAAATTCCCGCACCGTTTTGTAGAAAATTGGAATCGCTTCCTCTTCATTAAACACAGGAACAACCAGAGAAATTTTCATTTCGCATCCCTAAAGACAATGAATTTCGAATAGACAAAACCGCACACCAGGCTGATAGCGGAAAAAAGAATAAGCGTCACGATAGGCGGCATGCCGGAGCGATCGGCAAGCCAGCCGACGATCAGACTCAGCATGCCCATAAATCCGACATACATCAGATATCGCCCGGTGGTAGTCGATGATTTGAAGGTGAACTTCGCATTAGCAAAAAAGCTGAAACTGACCGCAACAATAAAACCGGTAAGGTTAGCCAGTGCCTGGTTAGTGTGCAGCGCATAAATGCATACGGCGAATGACGCCCAGTGGATCAGCGTATTTATGAGACCAATGGAAGCGTACCGTGCAAACAAATTTAACATTATGCAAATCAATCAATTCAGAGGATTCCGGAGTTTAGCACCATGCGTGCTCTTGATCGACTCGCAAAACTGAAGGTACTGTATATATAAACAGTTATTTCGGGAGGTAAGAAGATGCCACGCAGAGACGATATCGAGACAGCATTCATGCAGGCCATAGTGATGGAGCCGAGCGGTCGACGCACGATCACTACAGAAAACTTCGTTAAGGTTTTACTCACCTTTAACTGGGACTTGTCGCCAAGGCAGGCCAACCAGTGGATTGAGGGTCATGTCAGCACGTTCAAGGATATCTCCCAACAAGAGGGTGAGCTCCGTACGTTCATGATGTACAACCCGAACGGAGGGCTTTGATATGGGGTTCCCATCACCTGC